CGCCTTCTTGCCGTTCACAGTGGATGCGGCAGTGATAGTAATGGCTTCCGTCATCGGGAAACCATATACATCGTAGCCGTTCACGGTTGCGGTGGTGTAGGTCGCGGCGGCAGCAGCAGTGATGCTGACAGCGCGACCCAGGATAGCCATGGGATTCCACAGAGTCAGGCCGCTATTGCTTCCAAAGTCGATGCCCGAGGCCAGCGTGGCGCCCGAAAGAGACGCCGTGATGGTGCCAGCTGTAATCGACTGCGAAGTGCTGACGATGTAGGTGCCGGCATAGCCAACGCCCGTGCCGTAGCCAACCACAGTCACGCCGGAGGATAGGGTGCCCGTGCCAACGCCGACAGTCAATAGCGTCATGCCAATGCAAATCGGCCCGGCGCTGTTGGCTGTCACGTTCATCACCGTGCCGGTAATGCTGGCGGTGAAGGACGCGTAGGTATCGAGACCCACAAGCCCTGCCCCGTTCACGCCCGTGTCAACCGCGTTGGTATCAGCGCGGACAACCGAGGGAATGATTGAGACACCAGTCACGGCCGAAGCCGCAGACACCAGCGTCAGCGTAGCCGACGTGGGGTTTGCGGAAGTGACAATGGCAACATTTGATTTGAGGTAAGGCACCACGTTGAGCGTGGTGATGTTGTCCATGCCAAAGAAGCCCGCAGTCAGGGCTGTGGAGCCCTGGCCAGGAACATAGGCATAGGCCATGCGCGGATCGAGAATGCCGGCGCCAGCGTAAAACAACGAAGGGCCAAGATCCGGGTTGTAATCAGGCGTAGGGCCGAGACCAGCCGGCTGCTGCCCAAATACAACCAACGGACCCGAGAATGCGGAGATTGCCATTGGTTTCTCTCCTTACGAAGTGGGGAACGACCCGTAGATCGACCGCCAGTTGTAGTAGCCGAAGGAGTAGCGCTCGTAACCCTTAACCAGAAGGTTATCGGTCACGAAATCCACCTGCATGTCCGTCTCAAACTTGATACGTTCCATGTAAGCCAGACCGTCGATGTTGGTCAGCAGGAACCAAGCGAAGGACGATGTCAGGAAGTCGTTCACCATGTAGCCTTCGGACAGGCCGCCGGCAGTCATGCCAATCGCGTTCACGTCATTGTCAGCCGTACCCGGCCGCAGTTCCGTCTTGGTCAGGCGGATCGCCACCGGCTCAAGCTGCGGCGGGATGATCAGCTTGCGAGCGCGAGCGAAGATCTTCAGGTTGCCCTGATCGCGGAAGTTCGTACGCACCGCGATCATCGCGTTGAGCAGCGTGGCTTCGTTGAGATCAACGTCCGTCGTCGGCCGATTGGCGATGGTGTTACCGTCAATCGGGTGCGCCGTGGAACACAGCGCCACGCCGTCGCCGCCAACAGCAGCGTTGTAGGTGGTGGCCGTGTTCAGCAGGTTCGCGCCAAAGATTTCCTTGGTCTGATGGAAGCTCTCGATCAGACCCAGGTTGCTCGGGTGAAACTGCGACTTGTACAGATTGTCGTCGATGGCCTTGCGCGTGATGGCATAGCCCAACCCAATTTCTGTATGCTCTTGGTTGTAGACAAAACGCTCACCAGCGTTATTGTCGAAAGCGGTCTGACCGCCTTCTGTCTTCAACTGAGCAAGGCCCAGGTAGCGCATCTCAGCGGTGCGCTCCAAAGCCATCTTGGAGTCGTGCTTCGTGAAGATCTTGTCGTACTGAGACGGGATCATCTCATACTTGCCTTCGACACCGCGAAGGCCAGGAAGGAGAAGATCCTTGATGGCAGAAAGATTAACGGCCATAGGTGCTTACTCCCCTTACGAGATGCCGGTCGGGCCAGCACCATTGGTGCGCCAGACCTCATTGTTGAAGCCAACAACCACCGTCGGGTAGTTGGTGCTGGGATCGGTGCCGTTGGCGCCGGGCGGGCCAAAGACGTAATCCACGATCACGAACGGGCTCGTCACCGTAGTCGCGGCGGCGTTCACGTAAGCGCCCGAGGTGCCAGTGTTGGCGTTGCCCGTGCCCATGTTGAAGGTCACGTACTGGCCAATCGGCAGGCTGCTGATGATGCCGCCAGTCCAGGTCGCAGTAGCGCTGGCGCTGGAAAAAGCGGCGCCACTGGCCTGAGCCAGGAAACGAGAAGCCGGGTCGTCAATGACGTAAGCCTCAACGTCGTAGCCAGTGTTGGCATCCGAGCCGGGCCAATAGCGCGACCACACAACGCGCTTCTGCGCGATGGACAGATACTTGCAGCCCGTGAAGATGCCGGCGACAACGGTCGAACTGCTGCTCGCGCCCTGAGCGGCGCCAGCTACAATGTAGCCAGTCGCGGACGAAGTCGCGGGAATCACCGGGTCACCGCAGTAAATCGCGGTGCTGTAGCTCGGGGAAATGCGGCGAACGCTCTGAGCGAACGTAGGCGCGCCACCAGCGCCACCCTGGTACTGCAAAAACCCGAAAGGCGAGAATGTATTCGCCATGATGGGGCTCCTTCTTAAAGGAAGACCATCATCGTGCGCCGGGCCGACTTAGGTTCAGGAATGGATGTGTCTCTCACGCCGGGGAGAGATGCATTCAGAATATAGAGCGATCAGAAAGAAGAGCGCTAGTGGTTTTTTGCAAAAAAAAGGGCTGGTTTCCCAGCCCTCTTGTTTTATGCCATTACGGCGCACTTTCCGGGATAACAGAAGCCTCGTAAGACTTCTTGATCATCGGAGAAACCCGAGGATCAGCATCACGGCTGAGTGTGTTGGCCGGGGTCATGGCAAGCTGATCTCGCTGACCTCGCACCTGAGCCCTCGCACGCTGCAAGTCAGCGTCACGCATGCGGTCACTGATGACCTGGGGGCGCTCCATCAACCGCTGGCCCTTGCGATCAATGGTGTTGCCCTTCCAGCTTGCCGGCATAAGGGCCGGATGCCGAGAGGCCGGCACCGCTGTCCAACCCGTCTGAGCCAACTGCACCTGATACTCTGATTCTTCCTTGCCGTAGACCGAGTGACGCTTCCACTCGTAGGCCCAGCCCGGCGGGATCATGGTCGGGTTGATGTAAAACTCGTCCTGGGCCTGATCAAAGTCACCATTGAGATGGCCCAAGATCTCCTTTGCGCGGCGATCAGCAGCAGCGCGGGGGTCTTCTTCCCGCATCTCACTGCGCAGCGCCGGCCGAAGGGCCGCCTTCATTTCCTGAAGGTCAGCAACAGCCGCCTCAAGGTTCACATTCTCGATGATCTTGCGCGGGCGCCCACGACGGCGCGGCTCGGCGGTATCCATTAGTGCATTTTCCCTTCACGCTTCAAAGCCAGCATATTCTTGGCATATTCCTGATCAGTCATACCCATCATCTGAGCCATCTCACGCTGATCCGACGTGAGGCGCACAATGGTCTGGTTTGTCCCCGGCCCGGCACTGCGCGAAACAGGCGCGGCAGCCGGCGAGGACCGCCGCTGGGTCGGAGCCGAGGCCGCAGACATAGGGGCGTCGGTCCTTGCCGGGGCGCTGGACACGCCTAGGATGCTTTCCACCATACTGAAGTAGTCATCCGTGTCAGGCACCACATCATCCGCCGTGACAAGGTTGTGCGCCGCGATCATCTTGGCGTTCAGCTTCGGGTTGGTGGCATACTCCGGGTGCGCCCGGACCCAGGCGGCCGACCGAGGCGTCAACTGAGACGCCAAAGCCTCGACAGGGTCAGACTGAACCTGCTGGGGCTGCCGCTGCACCTGCCGCTGCTGGTCCTGCATCGCCTGGAGACCTTCCTCCAGGCGCGAGACCTTCATATTGGCCTGCTGGAGCGCTTCCATGGCCTCGCTGGCGGCATAATGGTCACCAGCTTCAGACGCTGCGCGGTAGTTGTCCCGCAGTATCCCGCTTTCCTGCTTCAGGATCTGCAATGCGCCCTGAACCTGATGGATATTGGCGCTATCAGCCTCCCGGCGGGCCTGATCAGCAGCAAAATGCGCCCGGCGCGCCTGCTCTTCAGCCGCTTCGCGCTGATATCTTTCCCGTTCAAGGCGCTTCTGAAGCTCAAAAATCCCGTCTTCAGGCTTAACAACGTTGGTTTCAGCAGGAGCAACGACAATTTGCTCCTGACCAACGTCTTCAGCGACCTCAATCTGGATTTCTTCGTCTTTGATCTCGTTTTCCACGGATTATCTCCTTACCAGACCATATCAGGACGGGAAATCTTCCCGCGAACGGCGACATCATCAAAAACTCGGCACAAAACGCCGTTAACATTGATGCCCCAGCCGCTTGCAGGCTGAAAGATGACCCAGTCGTGCAGGTTAACCGTGTTGTTCTTGAACCATTCTTCCGATTCATCGACGAATGCAGAAGGCCCCTTCTTCACAACAAGACCAACCTTGCCCTGGTAACGGTCTTCGTCGCGGGTGCTGTCCGTCAGGATGATGCCCGACTTGGTCTTGTTTGGCCTAACGTAGATGGCAACAAGAACTTGATTGTTGAAAATGTCGATGTCATCAAGATTGCCCAGGCTAGAAAGAAGCTCCTGAGCGGGATCGGTATCATGATACATTGGCATAAACGGCATTTGGTTTAACCCTTTTCCAATTTGTGTATTGCCTCATCAATGGCATCTACGGCCATTTCCAAGCCGCGAATTTTGCCGGCCTGAAACTTATACTCGTCGAGGGATGGCAACAACCCCCGCGAAATGTCGATCTGAAGGCTTGTTATTGACTCGCTGATGATCTGCTTAAGGATAATGGTCAATCGAGTATCATATGTAAGCATGTCTATCTCTCAATAAACGCCGTGGCTAGAGGCGCGGGTCTCCAACCACGGCGATCAGTAACCTGTTCCTGCAAAACCGGAGCGCGCAGGCTACCGACCCGAAGAGTTACCCGGCAGCGGCGGCGTGCCGTAGGCCTTAATCTTCTCCAAGCGCGCTTCACCACCACCAGCGCCAGAGTCGATGGGATAGACCTTGCCGCCACGCTTGCGACCCATGGGAGGCATAGGCATGCCGCCGCCGCCCGGAGGCATGCCCATACCGCCCATGGGGACAGGGTAAGGCATGGGCATAGGCGGCGGGGGAGGCGCACCCATGCCAGCCCCAGCGCCGCCAGGAGGCGGCGGGGGAGGAACAGGAACCGGCATCGCGGGCGGC